CCGAAAACGTGACGAAAATACCCCGCGTTAGGACTATTAGTACAGGATCGTACTATGTCACGACAGTCCAAAACCACAGCCATAGTGTCAAAAACTGATACCAAACTGCGCCGAAGGTATTTTCGCAATTCAGAACAGGATAAGTGCCTATGCGAAGGGCTACGCCCCATAGAGATCACCGCGATTATCGCCAGACGACGCGGGAAAACCCTTGAGGAAACCTCGGCGATAGTCGGCAAAAACGTTGCCACTATATGTCGTTGGCAACTCAAACCCGCCTGGACTCAGGCGTGGGAGCGGCTCTGCCAGGACTGGGAGGAGCGTACCACACAGGTCCTCCGAGAGGGAGCTGAGGCTGTAGCACAGACTGTCGTTGATAACGCTGTCTACAACAGGGATACGCCGGCGGCTAGGACTGTCCTACAGGCAGTGGGAGTACTAAGAGACAACCCTGCGGCAGCGCACACAGGCAGTATGGCGCAACAGATAGCGGCTATACAGCTCAACGTCAACGTGACTCGTGAGGAGGAACACGCTATATGTAGCGTGCCACTGTCGGATGTGATAGACATAGCCGATACTGTCACGGAGCGTTAGCGTGGGTACTAGTCCGTGGTTAACATAATGACTATTAACGCGCGTCAGGACTAGTAATGGGGACGGGGTAGCACCTTTGGGTCCCCGAAGTTCGCTTGGGGTGAGGTGCACACCCCTAACAGTCATTTGGTCTTTCCGCTTTACATAGCAGTGAAGTTGCTTCGTTGAGGGGACTTGTAGCCTGCCGAGAGGCAGGTAGGGGCATGGACACGGAAACTAGGGGGCTGAGTCAAGAGGCTCAGTGCCGAGCTGTAGGCGCTCACTCGTTAAACAGTGCCTACCCGGTATTCCTGCTCTAACTTCGCTGCGAAACAGAGGTCACCCTAGTGGTAGAAGTCCCCTCTGTGAGAATTGAAGCTGGAAATATCCCCCCGGGGGGGATATTGAGCGTGGGAGTTGCTTCATGACTTCGGCTGAGATAGCAAAGTTGCTGTGTCGGAGTGTCTTGCCGTGGGCGAAGTCGGCTGGGTTCAGCCGTGAGGAGTTCATGGAGCGGGTGCCTCCTGCTTGGACAGTCTCTTTAATAGGGTTATTGGAAAGCGGGAGGGTGACGCGTCAGACAGCGCGAGAGTTACTTCTTAGTCGCCTGAACAGTCCAGCCGTCTTGGAGTACCAGGTAGCCAGCAGAACCATCCTCATTAGTCCATCTGACGAGTCTCTGGTCCAAGCAGAATGACTTCCTCCGACAAGTAAACTGTCTCACTGTGGAGGCGTTATTATCCTGGACCTTTACCCTGAACAACGGTGGCGGGGCCATATCTTGAAGAATGGCGGGTGAGTTGACGGCTGCACTGGCAAGTAAACAGCAGATCGCGATCTTCCATGTCTTCATAGTATGCATATATTACTACGGGCTATTCTGTCAAGCAAGTCGGCATGAAGGACCGTCTGGGGTCCGCATCCTCCTATATCCTTTCGGGGACCGTCCTGCGTTCGGGCGGTCCTTTATGCTGACTACTACTATCAAACTGGGGGAGGTAACTAGGTGTATCTGTATTGCGTTCGTTGGCTTACTGATCGTCGGCGGAAGTTTCGCTCATGCATCCTGGACGCGGACAGTGCTATTTCACTCTACGGCATCCTTTCTTCGAGTCCGGGCGTGGTTGGCTTGCATATGTACTTAATTGGCGACGGTTCCGCTGGTGACTTGGAAGTCGATTGTGAACTCGGACTACGCCCCGTGGCTAGTGTAGAGGCGGCAAGCGTCTACCGTCGGTCTTGGACGGCGACGATCAACGAGAAGATCAATGCATGGTTCAGTCGAATTGGGGGAGGTAAGTAAATGAAACCGACAGACGAGATAGACACCGCTGGGGCAACGCCATTTCCTGAAGCACAGGAATACATAGAGAGGTTTGCAGATACGCCCGAGACTCCACACAACCAACTCGCTGCCTACATCCGCCAACTGGCTGACCTCCTGGGGCTGAGGGACTGGGAAATTGAGTTACTGTCTGAGCCTGCTGATGGCAAGCGTACTGCGGAGGTACAGCCGACCATTGGACGCAAGTGCGCTACCATCAACGTTTGCCGTAACTGGTGGTCGCTCTCTTTAGAGGAGATGCGCCAGACTATTGCGCACGAACTGATCCACCTGCACTTCGCCAACTGCCTGCACGTGGTTCAGATCGACCTAGCCAACGTGAGACTCATAGGCTACCCGGCGTTCGAGGTTCTGATTCAGACCTACATCCGGCAGGAGGAGTATGGGGTAGACGGGTTGGCAACGGCTATCGCGCCACTACTGCCATTGCCACGTGGGGACACTCCCACTGTTTGCCTGGCTTCACCTATTCTCAATTCGTCAGAGCTACCGGACAATGGCATAGTAGCCCCGCAAAGACATGTGCAGCAGGAGGAAGCCAAATGAACGAGTACGTGGTTTGTAAGGGGTCACCAGTTGCGACCATCGGCGACAAGATTTCCGTGGGGCACTTCAACTGCAAGTGTGGGCGCGGGTATGTTCTGCAGGCAACGGACTTCGGGCGTCACTCTGGAGTCTGGCAGGAGGACAATATCGTAAACGAGGCCCCCGGCACGAATGTACTCTACGCTGAGTTCGGCACTGGGAACCTTGTAGTCAAGCTCAACGGCAAAGAATATGTCCTCAAAGGTCACGACTTCACCAGGGAAGGCATCAGGGTCAACATCACCCTCGAACTGATCGAGGTGCTGGAGTGACAGCGCTTCTGACCGGTTGCTTCGACATTCTGCACGTAGGGCACGTGCGGCTGATAGCCGGGGTTCGTGGCACCCTGGGTGCGGATGGTACTCTTGCAGTAGGCATAAACTCTGACGCCTCATATGAACGGATAAGAGGCTGTAAACCCTGTGTGCCACAGGACGAGCGCATGGAGATACTGCAGGCATTGGCAGACGTAGACTGGGTGGTAGTTTTCCCGGAGGATAACGCCTGCCGACTGATAAGACGCACCGAACCGGACTATTGGGTGAAGGGCGGGGACTACGTAGGGCGTGACGTTCCCGAGTTGTCCGTCTGCAGAGATATCGGCTGTCAAGCGGTATTTGTACCGTTTGACCAGACCTGCAGTGAGGGTCTGAGTTCCACGAAGTTGCGCGAGGCGGTCATGTCCCGTGGCAAAGCCTAAACAGTCCGCACTTGCCGAACCGTCCACGATAGACACGGCTAACCTGATACCGACCTGGAATGTGACAGCCCCGCCTGGTAGTTCGGAAGCGCACATCGAGCGGCTTGGAATGAAAGCCGCTTTCTTTCTCAGTATGGGCTATCATCCCCACCAGACGCAGTGGGACCTTCTGCATGCGAGATATGAACGCTTCATTACCGAGTGCTGGCCGCGCCAACACGGCAAGTCAACAGGTGTCGCGCATGAGGCTCTATTCGAGGCGGCGGAACAATCCAGGCGGCTGATATGGCTGGTGGCGCCCACCTATGACCTGTGCGAACCTGAGTGGGACGTTCTGGAACAGGCCGCTGTAGAGAAGTGCAATTGGCCGGAGTTCAGACCGGTCAAAATGTCGCGCCGCGACTGGTATATCGACTGGTCGAACGGCAGTAGGATCGTGGGCCGGTCGGCTGATAATGAGACCACTCTGCAGGGTCGCAGGTTGGATCGTCTCTTCGTCCTTGAGGCGGCTTCCATATCCGAGAACAGGATATATGAGCAGTATCTGAGACCCATGCTCGCGGTGAACCACTCACCCGGTATGTTCGTTTCCACTCCGAAGGGCTTCAACTGGTTCTTCGATCTGGCGCAACGCGGCATGGACCCGTTGCAGACGGACTACTACTTCGGTCATGCCAAGTTGGGGTGCTCTCCGTATGTGACCGCAGACGAGATAGAAGAAGCCCGGCGTACCCTGCCGGAACGTGTGTTCCAACAGGAGTGGGAAGCTCAGTTCATTTCCGACGCCGGCGCAGTCTTCCGGGGCGTGAAAGACTGCGTCATGCCCGGCTGCAGCGCCAACCAGGAACCCATAGAGAGCCACTTCTATGCGGCTGGCGTTGATCTGGCGCGTATGGAAGATTACTCCGTCATCACGGTTGTTGACCGGGTGAAGAAACGCCAGGTCTACTTCGACCGGTTCAACGAAGTGGACTGGCATAGGCAGATACCTCTTTTTGCCAACGTTGTGAAGAAATACGGGGACTGTCCCGTATTGGTGGACTCGACCGGGATTGGGGACCCCATCTACGACTTCATGCGTCAGTGCGGTATGCGCGTCTATCCATACAACTTCTGCGGGAACCGCAAAGAAGAACTCATGGACGCTCTGGCGCTATCAATCGAGAAACGCGAATTGAGCCTCATGGACATCCCCGTGCAGACAAACGAACTTATCGGTTACGAATATCATCGCACGAAGACCGGCAAGCTCTCCATGAGTGCTCCCGGCAAGCAGCACGATGACTGCGTTGTCGGCTTGGCGTTGGCCTGGTGGCAAGGTTCGCGAGGTACGGGACAGGTCCAGACAGTTCATCGCGGGTGGCGGATGTAGATGATAACTCCCAACCAACTTCTGAACGCAAAGATAGAAGCGGTCGGCATGAGCGACCTCGCGCAGAAGATCGCGGAGTCACGCGCCTACTTCGAGAACGAGCCATACCCGCAATATGGTGATTGGCCGCTCGATAACGATAAGAAGACTCAGGTCTATCCCAAATTTGCAGTGCCGATACCGGAGCTGATAGTCAAGAAGTCGGCAACTTTTCTGATGAAGCAAGCGCCGCGCTTCTATGTTCAGGACAATACCGGCGCGACGGATGCGATCAACAAAGCTATTGATGACAGTCTGATCGACTTCAAAGCCTGCGCACAGACATCCGGGGTCGAAGGCGGCATGTGGTTCCAGTTCTACCGTGAAGACGGCGGTGGATGGAAGATCAATACGCTGGGCGTCGAAGAGGTGACGCCGGTCTACGATACCCACGACGCTTCAAAACTTGTCTTCCTGCGGGTGCAGTATCACTACATACGACCGGACGGCAGCGACTGGTGGTATCGAGAGGAGTGGACAGACACTACATATAGGGTCTATCACGAGATAGAGGGCTATATGTGGGATGGTAAGCGGCAGGCGCTTGAGCATGCTCGGAAGGGTGATCTCTCGGATAACAAACTCGAAGGTCCATGGTATCCAGCCTCCGAAGAGACGAACCGTTTTGGCATCATCCCGTTCCAGCTCGTGAAGAATCAGGTGGACGCCCTGAACCCAAATGGTTGTGGCGATTACTGGAACCTGTTCCGTATATTCGACCGCATCAACGTGGCCTATGACGCCATGGATAGATCGAACCAGTTTGCCGGTGGCCCCGTGGCGGCGTTCATCGAGGCGGACAATGCGCCAGACGTGCTGAACCCGCATGAAGTCATCAAGATAGTGGGACCCAACGCGGACGTGAAACTGATAGAGCCGTCCGGCGAGATACGCAGGCACATGGAGTGGTATGCCGATAAGCTCGAAGCGTTTTCCTATTCCGCCGCACAGATCGTGAACCCGAAATTGGAGGATGTCGCCGGGTTGGGGCAGTTGAGTTATGCCGCCCTGTCACTTCTGCATGGTCCGATCATGGAACTTACAGACACGAAGCGTCTCTACTGGTCGAAGTGGGGTCTGTCGCGTTTCTTCGAGAAGATGCTGCAGGCGGCTGGCCAAGGCAAAGTGGCAGTCGAATGCGCCTGGTCGGAGTACTTCCCCATCGGCGGTGTGGATAAGCAGATCGAACTTGCCAATATCAGCGCTGCTATTCAGTTGGGACTGCCGTTCGATATAGCTACTCAGTGGCTTGCGAGGATCATCGGCATAACGGAAGACCAGATGCCGGAGTTCCTGAAGAAAGCCGAGGCTGATATGGAGACGCGGCAGAAACTGCAGGAAGCCGTTGAAATGTTGAACGCGACCGTAAAGGCGACAAGCGGCGCAGGCGGGCCACAGGGCACGACGCGACCCGGCCAGCAGAGCCAGCGACCGGACGGAGGGACAAAAGGTGCCGCTCGAAAGAGCGCTTGAGCCGGGTTACCGCTACTACCGGTGTCCGCACTGCAAGCAGAAGATGGTGGGAAGGATCGAGCTTGATCCGTTCGCCGTCGGACAGTGCGGCTGGTGCGGGACGTGGTTCCGCCATAGCGATATGAAGCCGGTGCTGAGGTGGCTGAGATATGAGACTCGATAACTCGGAAGATCGTGAGAAGCTCGCCTACCTGGTCGGCGGGCTTCTTGCTGTACCGTGGCTTGCCGCCGAGCATCCCAAGCGCGTTGAAGCCGTACTTGAGTCTCATGCGCTCATCCAGCAGACGGCGCGCGCCGCCCTGATCAAGTTGCACGAGGATATGCGCCGTTCATCCGCAGGCGCGTTGGCATCAGGTGATATGCCCAACATGATCAGGACGGTGTTCGACCGTGCCTACCAACTCGGGAAGTATGCGGCTGGCAAGATGGAGCCGCTTAGCCCGGACGATATGAAGGAGGTCGAGGCCCTATGTGCAGCGGAGGAAAAGTTCGCAAAGCGTCTGGCGGAAGACGCCGCGGCAGGAAGGGTAAGTGAAGCCCGCCTCCTGCAGCGACTTGATATGTATCCCCACGCACTACGGGAAGTCTGGAACAGAGCGTGGGTGCAGTACAAAGACTCCCCGTTTTTCCGCTGGCACATGCACACGGGCGCAGAGCACTGTGTGGCCTGTATAGCAGCGTCGGCTGGTGGTGGAAGTTTACTGCCCGCCGGTGTCTACCGGAAAGAAGAACTCCCGTTCTATCCGGGCAGGTCGCCAGTCTGCCTAACGAACTGCATGTGCTGGCTGGAAGCTGCGGACGGTGACATGGGAGCGCCGCAGATACGAGAGCCCGCTTCAAGCGGAGCAAACCCTGAATAAAGGAGCAATAGTAGATGGCTGAAGAGACACCTGAAAACAAGGTAGAAACACCTGCCGCAAAACCGGACCCGCCGGTGAATCCCCCGAAGACGGAGGAAGCGGAGAAGAACGCCCTTGCGTACGCCGCGAGGAAGCAGCAGGAAGCCGAGAAGGCACGCGACGACGCACTCAAGGACAAACAGGCGCTGGAAGCCAAAGTCAAGGAGTTCGAGAACGCTCAACTCTCCGAGCAGGAGCGGTTGAAGAAAGAGGCCGAGGATAAGACCAAGGCCGCTGACGCAGCCGAGAAAAAGGCCGCAAGGCTGGAAGCGATAGTTGACGCCGAACTTCCCAAAGACCTGGCTGATCTTGTGCCCGAGGGTATCGACAACCCCAAGGAGTATATCGAGTTGCGGATCAAGCCGTTGCAGGAGAAGATGAAGACGGGTGCATTCGGTAACCCGAACAACCCGCCGCCTGTCACTATCCCGGATGAAGCCAAGAAAGCCACCGACGAATACCATCGGCTGGTGAAGCAGTATGGCACCCACAACCACCGGGACGTGCAGGAGTTCTACAACGCGAACCGCGATAACATCATGCGTGGGTTGTCCACCTCCTAACTCCTAGTGCCGTCGTCGCTCCAAAAACTACAAAGGAGCAACTACGATGGCATGGCCTGTTTATAACACGCCTAACTCTCCCAATATCTCCACAGACACTACATGGACGCCGGAGGTATGGGACCTCGAAATACGTAGAGAAGCACTACCACTCTTCGTATTCCGACAGTTCGCCAGAGATGTACGTTCCTCGTATCCTGGCGACGATACGACACTCAAGATACTCAAGACTTCCACTGTTTCTACAGCGGGAACCACGTTGGCGGCTGGAACAGAGGTCCCGCGAACGGGATTCGATGTTGCCACAGTGGCCTACAGTCCTGCTGAGTATGGTAATGCGATCTCTCCTGAAAAGCGCATTCTACGCATGACTCCGTTTGCGCAGCAGGAGGAGATCAGAAGTCTGCTCGCTAGAGACGCCGCTAAGCAACTAGATATAGCTGTGCGCAATACCCTGGTCGCCGGTATCACAGCCGGTGCAAACTCATTCAACATGGGAGCTGGGGGAACTACTATAGGCACGACAGTGCCTAGTGTTGGTGGCACGGTGGCCACGAGCGCTCCCAGTTATCGCATGACGGCCTACGGTGTGTGGGCAGCCGTTGACTATCTCTCCGCGCAGAACGCGCCCAAGATCAGTAGAGCCGGTGTGGGCGAGGGCTATATCGGTATCCTTCACCCGTACCAGGCTCGTGGTATCAAGCGCGACTCTCAGTTCCGCTCGGCTATTGAATATGCGAGTTCCAATAAGCTGTTCAATAACGAGATCGGTTTCTGGGAGGGGGTCTACTGGATCGAAACGACCCAGGGTTACTACCAGAGCGCGGTCACTGCGGCATACTGCGCGCTTGTCTTTGGCGCTCAGTGTTTCGGTGAATACACGATCACCGACCTGAGTTACCGGCGTGATATAGATTCGGACTTCCAGAGGCAAGAGCACCATGCTTGGTACTGCGATACCGGTTGGGCAATCGAGTACTCGAACTATCTCACCGGTATCTGGAGTCTGACGGGCTCGCCGTAGTGGTGAGGTGTGGTCCTTGTGACCCGCCTCCCCCAAGGCGCTGCAAAGGTGGTCAGGGGACCACGTTCATACCGAGGGGTGAACACCTAGGTGTTCACCCCTTTTTCTATGGGGGAGGAAATGGTAAGCATAGTCATTCCGGTCCTGAACGGGCCGGAGATAACGCGGGACTGTCTGACAGCACTCAAGCGCAATACGACGGTCCCGCATGAAGTGATTGTCGTTGACAACGGTTCTCAAGCAAAGACTCGGGAGCTGTTGCAGACTTCCAAGCACATTGACAAGTTGATACGCAACGAAGAGAACACCGGTTTCGTCAACGCGGTCAACCGGGGCTGGGATGAGTCAACTGGGGACTTCCTCATGACTATCAACAATGACACTATTCCCGGCCCCGGTTGGTTGGAACCCCTGATAGCAATGGCTTCCCACCCGACTGTTGGACTCACCGGCAAGTTCGGCGGGTTCCTCCGACCGGACTATACCAACTTCTACATGGAGCCGGAAATACCACGCGAGTGCGACTATATCGAAGGTTCGTGCCTGATAATGCGGCGGGAGGTATACGCGAAGTTCGGCGGGTTCAAGCCGATTATGTCGCCCGCCTATTGCGAAGACACAGACTTGGCGGTGCGTTCGCACCGTCATGGCTATCGCGTATTGTGCGAACCTCGCATCGACTTCCAGCATTTGGCTGGACAGACATCCAAGACGATTCCTGGCATACAAGCCATCATTGCGAGGAATCAACAATACCTACGATGCATCCATGGCCCCTGTGAGACGGTGTTGGCAACCCATTTTCCCGTGACCGTAATTTACTACGGTTCGGGCAGGATGACTGAGTATTACGTTCCACACGATAAGGACTGGTATGCGCTCCATAAACACATTGAAGGGACACCAATACCCCTTCGACCTGTCTACTGGGAATGCGTTATGTCCGGGCAGGACTCCTACGACATCAACGAATGCCCGACTGACTGGGTTCTCGTGCTAAAAGATGGGGAGACCATGCCCCCTCAGTTCATAATGGCATTGCCCCAGATGACGCTTCCCCAACCCGACGGAAAGATACGTGACGGATGGACAGTGAGTACTCCTGACGGAGTTGAGCCACGACTATTCAGGCGGTCTAAATGCCAGTGGGACCCCGAAGCGCAGAGAATCACTAACTCGGAATCAGGCGTATGTGGCGTCTATTCAGGGCCGGGATTCATCCTCGTCAAGAAAGTGAGCGTGACATGATGGGATGGCCATCGCAACGTGAGTATCCCGAGCATCCGTGGTCAAGACCGAACGACCAATACAAACCACCCTGGGGGGAGGAATAATCATGAGGCGACTAGACATAGGTTCCGGTGACAACCCAATAGAGGGTTACGAACATAACGACGTGCAAGCGTTTCCCCATATCGAGCATCTTGGGCCAATTCAGGACCTAGAATTTCCCGAGGGCACTTTTCAGGAGATACACGGCAGCGGGTGTCTTGAGCATCTGACGTACTGGCAAGCCGCCGAGTTCATGCGACGTGCATTCAAGTGGCTCGAACCTGGCGGGGTTTTGGATATAAATGCTCCCGACATAGATCACTGGATCGAGTATCTGGTTCAGCAAGACCCGCGTACCGCATGGGTCAACTCGGCATTCCGTGGTTGGTGCCGTTGGGAAGGTGACGAGCATAAGTCTTGGTGGGGCGAGGAAATGCTGTGCAATGCCCTGCGAGCGGTTGGCTTCGTTGACTTGGACGTGTACCAGCACTATTGGTATTCCGGTCCTGATGACTGGCATATCTGCGTGAAAGCGTTCAAGCCCAAGCCATGAGTAGAGTTCTTCTCGTCGGTCCATCGAAACCGACCAGTGGCAAGTCCAACTGGGCAGCGCCGCCACTCGGACTGCACAGACTGGCGGCATGGCTCAGGCAGGAGTGCAATGCACAGGTAGTCGTTCATGACCCGTGCCTCCTTGGTGTACCGATAGATGAGGAGTTGCATGGTTACGACATCATCGGCTTTTCCCCACTCTGCGAGACCCTTCCAAACGACCTGCCATTGATGACCCGAGCCGCAGTAGTCAATCCCAATGCGGTTCTTGTGGCTGGTGGTGTCGAGGCGACGCTCAATTATCAAACCATTCTCGAACGCACGACTATTGAATGGATCGTGCTTGGAGAGGGGGAGGAAGCGATAGCCTCCATTGTCCGAGGCGATCGGGACGTACCCGGAACGATACATAGAGCATTCGCCAAACCTACTACGGATGAAGCGTTGTGGGACTATTACCGATCTCTGGACTTCTCCCGGATGGGTTATGAGGAGTACTGGCGGCAGACATCGGAACTCCGACAGAGCGCTAACGACCCCGACGTGCATACGGTACGCTTGGTGACCAGCACGCACTGCAACCGTGGTTGCACGTTCTGTTCAGTCACGCAATGGCACAAGGCGGCTGTAGGGCATATCGCACGCCCAGCCAGACTGAGCGCCGAACATCTGTTAGCTTTGGTCGAGAAGGTCAAGCGCCAGATTCCCCAGACCCAAACTGTCTACTTCTGCGAAGACGACTTTTGCCTTGAGCGCCAGCGGGTGGTTGATTTCTGCCAACATTCAGCGGAACTCGGAGTCAGTTATCTGATACAAACTCATTCGTCACGGGTGGACCCCGAACTGATAGATGTCATGGCTAATGGTGGCATCCGTCACATCACGCTCGGCATAGAGAATGTCAGTGATTCGGTTCTGAAGTCATTCCACAAACCCCAGCGCTTGGAGAAGATACCCGCGTTCATAGAACAGTGCGCGGCACGGTCGATAACACCCTATCTGTTGATCATTCTCTTTGCTCCATGCTCGACTATCGCTGACCTGAAGTTGAATCTCACGACGCTTCGGCAGTGGATCGACATGGGAGCTATCGTGTCGATAGAGCCATTCACCATGGTCTACCGGGGCGCTCCCTTCTACGATTCGGGTCACGAGTTTGAGTACACCGTGGAGACTCCCGAGGGTTGTGCTCCGTTCCGTTTGGCGCAACACATACTGCCCGACGATCCAACAGCGCGTGAGGCGATGCTTGTATTCCGCGAGCGTTGGCCCGACTACCGCGATACTCATACTCCGGCACACGCCTACAAGGGCGTAACCGGTCGCCTCGCATTGGACTTGCTTGAAGAGGTTTTGAGGGAGAGACAATATGTTTGAGATTGCCAAGATACTCTCCCATCCCCAACACCTCGCACACTGGCAGTCTGGAGCGCTTTCGCCAATACTTCTCGGACTCTGCCCAACGGACTTCTGCCCACACGATTGTCCCCAGTGCAATGGTGGACGTGGTAACGCTTCACTTTCGCGTGACGATATGCAACTCATTCTTGATCAACATCGAGAGATGGGCGGCAAGTCAGTGATTTTTGCCGGTGGCGGTGAACCGCTTGCGAATCCTGCCACCATCGACTGCATCGAGTATGCTCGAAAGTCTGATCTCTCAATTGGCCTGATAACAAACGGCGCTATTTTGCCGCACCGTGATGAAGATCGGCTCTGCAAGAGTTGTTCCTGGATTCGTGTCTCCTGGGACGCCGGTTCGGACAAGATGCACCGGCACACCCATGGTTCATACGACTGGGTGAAAATCCTAGACAACACCCAGAGATTGTCGCGCGTTCCAAACAGGAATGCGACCGTCGGAGTCAGTTATCTACTCTCCGAGGCGACCGCAGATGATGCGGTGAATGCCGCATACTTAGCGGCTTCGGTTGGACTCGACTATATCCAATTCAAGCCATTCGATGGTGACAACTATGACCCCGCAAATGTCCTGGCGGAAGTGCGGACATCTGACCCGCAAATCGACGTAGTGGGCTTCTTTCAACGGGAGGATGATGGATCGCGTTGCTACTCCAAGTGCCATGCCGCACACTTCATAACGGAGGTCGCCGCTGACGGAACTGTGTATCCCTGTTGTGTCTGCCGCAACCGTCATGTTCATGCACTCGGCAACATTCATGACTCCACGTTGGGCGACATTCTCTCCGGCCAAGAGGACATACTCGTTAGCGGGTGCCCGAAATGGTGTAGGAACCACAACCTGAACACTGTTCTCGAACAATACTTCGGGGCGCGCCCTGCACATTCGGAGTTCATATGAGGGCGCCCATAACCGTCGTCAACATTGCGAAGGACGACGGACAGTATATTCGTGAGGTCTTCGCCAAGATCAGGCCGTGGGTGGATGAGATCATTGTCGGCGTGCAGCCTTCTGTAGATGATACGCGGGCGGCATGTGAAGAGGTAGCCGACATCGTAGTCGATGTCGAGAGCACACCACATACACAGATGCAGTTGGAACCTCTCATTGCACAGGCGAAACACCCAATCATCCTGTTTCTCACGAGTGACGAGTGCATTGCCCATCCGGAGCGGCTGGCAGAGGTAGTGACCTGGGATGCCGACATATGGTGGTTGCCACGGGTGGACTTTCTCAATGGGAACCGGGTTCAGTTCCATATGCAGGACCCTCAACCGAGGTTGTTCCGCAAGGGTGCATTGCGATTTGTTCAGCAAATGCACACCTACCCAGAGTTCCTGTCCAAGAAGATCGCGGATGTGCGAGAGTGCTGGTTTGAGCATCGTCGCACTATAGAAGGACTCCGGCGTAGAATGCCGGAGTTCAATAAAGCCGCAGAAGAGAGTGGCGAGGCCGAGCGTGTTGTGCCTGGTCAAAGTGGATTGCTTACGAAGGCCGAGGATATAACCAGACGCCAGAACGATCCCAAGTATCGTCCACGCATTCTCCTCTCCTACAACGGTGTAGTCGGCATCGGCGACACACTGATGACTACGCCAGTCGTGCGAGCGCTCAGAGAGCAATATCCCAAAGCGCGCATTGAATATCTCACCCAACAGGGAGTCGTTCTCCAGAACAACCCCTACATAAACGAGATATGGCACGACCCGCCCGAGAAGTGGAACCCGGAGCGCGAGCAACGTTACGACATCGTGATCCACTGGGAAACGAGCCTCACCGGTGAACCCGGCAAACGGCTGAATGGCTATGAGTGCGAAGCTTACTGGGCGTACGTGGATGTCGAGAATTACCATCCCGACTGGTTCGTCACCAAGGGCGAACGCGGATGGGCGCGGGCATTCATCAAAGAGCACGTCAAGACGCCTAGGCTCGTTGGCATGGCGCTCTCCTCTTCATGCCTGCATAGGACCTGGCCGCGCAGTTTCGAGTTTGTGCAACGGTTCATGGAGACTTACCCGGATGTCACCCTTGTCTTTATGGGTGATCCGCGTTGCCAGGTTCTGGAAATGCGGACAGAGCAGCGACTCGACCTGGTGACTCCGCTCGGCATGGGTTTATACGAGATAAACGGTCAACGCCGGCGAATGGAACCGCAGGACTTCGGACTGAATGAAATGCCGAAGCGTCCGTTCCGAGCCGCACCCGCCTATAAAGGTCCGGGGCATGAACGCATACTGCGAACCAGCGGCAGGATCAGTCTGCGCGAAGCCGCCGCGCTTGTTGGCGAACTCGACTTGTTGATAGCACCCGATTCCGGTCTCATGCACGTAGCCGCCGCGCTTGACACTCCCTGCGTTGCGTATTTCAACTTGGTGCCACCTGAACTTCGGGTGAAGCACATGCCTAACGTAATTCCCATAACAGCCAACTGGGAATGCTCACCCTGCTTCATTCACGGAACTATCGACTGTTCCAAGACGCACCCCGACAGGGGCGCGCCTTGTCTCTATGCAATAACGCCGGACATGATGCTCGACGCCATAGCGAAGGTGTTGGGCTGACAAAGGAGATCATGCAATGCCACAGTTTTCAGGACGACACGGGCGCGATGAAGCTATCGACTGCCCAATCAACTCTTCTTCAGGCGCTTCATTCGCCGAGGGAGTGACTACCGCAAAGACACTCACAGCCGGAACGATAGTCATTTCCGGCGCGCCAACGGCGGGTAGCGGCGCTGGAAGCGCATGGGGAACGGCTAATATCCCCGTTTTCGGAACTAACCAAGCCTATCTGCCGATTTCCCTCGGCGGAACGACCTATCGCATACCCATCTGGAAGAACGCATAAGATTGGAGGCTACTCATGGGTAGCGGATATGGAACTCTCTTTGGGGTTCAGGACGACTGGTGGAGCGAGAAGGGAACTGGCATTGATGATACCACATATGGCGATCTGACGCAGTTCAATACCCGCATATCAGCCGGTCCCGAGCCTTCGTATTGGGTCTACCACGGCGGGGCGTCGTTCGACAGACCCGCCATGGCTCCGATATTCACCGACGCCAACGCGGTAGTCTGCTACATCATCGACGATGTCATAACGGCGAATGTGAACACTGCGCATGCTGGGTTGGGCGGGCTGACCAAACTCGCCTACCTCGCATCGAAGCACATCCCTGTCTGTTTCGCCGTGGTCGCCAACTGGCTCGATGATGCGGGGTATGTTGCCGCCGCAGACATCGCTACGTGGATCAAGGCGAACGGTGGGTGCGTCATGACGCACACCAGCACCCACACCAGCACCCACAACGGACTGACTGACCCGGAACAGATCGCTCAACTGGAAGTGGATGATGCCATTGACAGTATCGAAACACAGACTGGCTTCCGGGTGGCCAGCGGCGCATACAATGGCAGTTGGAACGGTCCAAACAGCGGTCTGGGCGATACGACACATCCTTCCTATACCGCTACTCAAACGCCGGTAGCCGCGCGGCACATCCGGCAGAGGCTGATCGCCCACAGAGACTGTATCAACGGCCTCAATGAGCATTCATGGACGATCCCGATGGCGGCACGGTATCCGCTTGGCGGGCAGTATTGGTTCTTCAACGCCCACGTCGAAGCGTCGGGCTGGTGGACATCGTTCTTGAAGGTCCTGGCAAACTCCAAGGGCCTCGTCTACATTATGAGCGACCACGGGGAATACACCGACGCCAACATAGCCATCTGGAAAGAGCGCATAGACGTGTTAGCAGAAGCAGTTGGGGGTGGTTCAGTGGAACACGGGATTCCCGCAGGCTCGATCAGAATGGCGCTCCCTCACGAACTTGCCTCAATGTATCCTATCGGCTATGTGCCCAACAAAATACCCAACCCCGGCTTCGAGGCAGATGAACTTATCAGCCTGAACGGTGTCTACTACGGCGCCGGCGGTGATCCTACTGCCTGGATAGCGGTCGTGACAAGTGACGGTAACACTGTCCAGACTATCAACACCGATCACTACGGCGGGGCCCGGTGCTGCAAGATGGTGCGGGGCGCTACCGGCGATTGCAAAATGGAGTACTGGAAGATACACCTCGAAGGTGAGAGGCAATATAAGCTCTCGTTCTGGGCGAAGTCATCTGTTTCCGGCAAGGTCGTGACCATCAATTGGTACTGGGGGGCTGGCGAAGCGAGCTCATCCGCCAATATTACCGTCACGGACGCTTGGGCGCGCTACACCCTGCACATCAGTTGTCCCAAGAGCTACGAAAGGCTCTATGTCCTGCGCTTTGCCCCGGCAGTCAACCAGACGTTCTACCTGGATGATATTGAGTTGGTATGAGCACAACAACTAACCTCACATTCCTTCAGCGGAACCTGCTAGACGACGTAGGCACGGCCATCTGGACTGCTGACGAGTTGCGAGACGATATCAACCTGGAAATGCTTCCGTTCTTCGCCACACTCCAGATGGTCTCTACCACCACGTTCCACTCCGGCAAGACGTTCTGGTGCGAACCCGGCACCCTTGTTGGACAGTCGCCCGTGCTGACCGTATCCACGGCTGGAACTCCATA